CATCTACAGATGGCATTTCAGGATCGTAAACTTTTTTTAGTTCTTCTATTATCTTTTCTTTCATTATATTTTAAAGTCTGAAAACTTATCATAGACCTCAGCAGATTCTTGTGGTCCAGATGGTTGTTCAATCTTCTCCTTACTTTCTTGGTTACTATCTACAATCTGTTGAGCAGATTGTTCTACATCATATAATCTCATCTTGCTTCTATCTACACCAATTATAAATGCACGATTAACAGCAGGATCATTATAACGATTCTTTAATTGTTTAACTTTGATTTGACCAAGTTCTTCAAGTTCATCATTTGAAATAAGAGCAAACATGAAGTCAGCAGTTGCAGGAAGACCAAAACTTTCTGAAGTATCTTCAAGCCCTACGTCACTTGATAGATAACCAGATCTGGTTGTTTGAGTAGCAGATACAATAGGTACATCATATTGTACTGCAAGACCTCTTAATTCTTCAGCAATTGCTTTTACATAAAAGTATGAGGATATATTGCCACCTTTAAATCTACTACTAGAGCAAATGTTTAGATAGTCAATGAATACTATATCAGGTTTAAATGATTTCTTTAGGGCAAGTTCATCTATCAAAGATTTAAAATGACCTGCATGAGCAGCTGCCGTAGGATATTCTTTGATGATTAGTTGACCATTAATTTTGTTTTGTAATTTAGATGTTTTGTTATCGTATATTTCTTTTGGCATTTCATAGAGGTCATCTATGGTTACATCTAATAAGTTAGCGTCAATTCTTTCTGCGATACGTTCTTCAGCCATCTCTAAAGTTATATACAATACATTCTTACCTTGTGATATAACACTACTAGCGAGATGACACATAAACAAAGACTTACCAACACCAGTACCTGCAAGAGCAACGTTAAGTGTTTTAGGTGGCAGACCACCTTTAGTTATTCTATTGAAGTATGAAAGATCAAACTTTAATCTCTCCTCTGTTCTATGGTAATAATCAAATCGCTCATCTGTTTGAGCAAGATAATCATGCCCTATATGTCTATCAAATGAAACGCCAAGTGCTTGTGATAAGATACTAGGTATTGCTTCTGGTGTATGTTTCTTATCTTTACCATCTATGATTTTGATACCTTGTAATACTGCATTGTACACAGCACGGTCTTTACAAAACTTTTCAGTTGTATCTAACAACCATTGTTGTTCAACTTCTTCGTGTTGTAAACTATTTAATAATGATTTTGTATTTTTATATTCGTCTTCGGTAAGTGTTTTGTTATTTGATAATTCAATTTCAATTGCTTCTTTTGTAGGGAGATTATTATATTTTACAACAAAAGCATTTATGATATTAAATAGAGTTACCTCATCTCTATTTCTAAAGAAGTCAGGTTTGATAAATGGTAATGTTTTTCTTGTAAAATCTTCGTTGTAAATTAGATTAGATAATAACGTCTTCTCAAACATAATGTAGATAACTCCCTATAATATACTTTGGTTGATTGATTGGTTTCTGTCCTGCGTGTCTAAATGTCCACAATGGTGGGAATACGAGCACCTTACCTGCCTCTGGTTTAACTGATATATCGTAATCTGGAAATGTTGTTTCGCCGCCATCATTGTTATTTAAATACATAAAAAAAACTAAAAATCTTCTAGCACTATTATAGTTAGTCACATCTACATGTGTTTGGAATTCATCTTCGTTGTTAGGTTCATACTTCTTAAATCTTATCTGTTCAAAGCCAAACTTTTCTGGCCATTGTTTTAATGAGTCTATATTAACATCTTTTACATATTTGTCAACAACCTGTCGTAATTTAGGAAAGATTATATCTGCATATTCTTTCCAGTCTGAAAACATGTTAAGATTAATTTCTGTAAATGACATATGACCTTTTAAATTTGTTTTAGATTGTTGATGTTGCGAATCTTCAAACTTATCAATAAGGTGTTGACATTGGTCCTTTTTAAGTACATTTTTGTATGTACATATATAATCACTTTTGAAACTTAATTTGACCATTCTCTAATTGTTTTTCTACGACCTCTACTAATATGTCGCCTATGTAATTTCTAAAATCAATACTTGTTGTATCAACATCATTAGGATTCTTTTTAATATCATAATCAAACTTTAAAGGCAGCTCACCTCTTTCATTTTCTTCCGAGGCAAACTTTACATGACCATATGTGTATATGATGTCTTTGTAAGGTCCTTCTACAATCTTTATACAACTATAATCATCAACATCACGTTGAGCAAAGACGTATCTATTCTGTGCCATAAAGGAATTCTTTTTTGGCTGCTTCGTCAATTTGAGTGAGAACATCTTTAGTAAAGAATTTATCAGGTTCATTATTGATAGTTTTAGCATATTGTTTACTTCCGTCAGGTAGTTCTATTCTTGTTGATACTGATTTAAATATACCATGTTTGATAGCGAGTTCTAATAACCCATAGTACTTATCAAGGCCATCTTTGTATGTTAATCTTACATCAACCAAAGCATTCTCTTTTGTCAACCTTGACTTATAATTCTTACAATGAATAATATTACCAATGATTTCTTTACCATCTTTCTCTTTACGTTTAGATAGATACACGATATTACTAGCAGCGTATTTTAAACCACTACCACCGCCCATCTCCTTTTGAGGAAACATTGAGCCGATAACATCATATGTATGATTGGTCATAATCATAGGTACTTTTGCTTTGCCAAGTTTTAAAGTCAATACTCTAAATGCAGCTTTTACAATCTGCGACCTAGTCATATCTCTAGTTTCTTTACCTTCGGCAGTATCTTCCATTTCTTTTGTAGTAGATAACATACCTAAACTATCTAATACAAACATTAGAGGTTTTCTTTTATCTTCACCTTGTTCTAGGTATTTGTCAATCACTTTGATTGATTGATGTCTAAACTCTTGTACTGTGGCAACTGGTACAATAACCATTCTGCTACTGTCTATACCACGACTTTCAACTAAATCTTTTGTTAACGCACTTTCTGATTCAAAGTAAATCACACCTGCGTCTTTGTTTTTATCTAAAAATGCTTTTACAATTCCTAATGCAAAGAAAGTTTTACCTGTTGCAGCTTCACCTGCAATTGCTGTAATTTTATTTGATGGCATACCACCATAGATTGAACCTGATAGTAAAGCATTAAAGGCAAGGGAACCTGTATCAATAAACGAATCAACGTCACCTGCTTCTACACCCTCACTTACTAGTGTGGCATATTCATTACCAGTTTCTTTTATTATATCTTTTAAAAAATCACTCATATTAATTCTCCTTATGTGTATGTATTATATCAGTATTTGTATCTATTGTCAAGCCTCTAAAATAGTGTTGCTCTCCTACTATGTCTAAAGTAATCTAGTTTTTCTTTTGAAAAACACCAAACGTTTTCAATATATATTCTATTCATAAACTCTGCTTTTTCTTCGTCACTTTCAAATAACTTATCTGATTTAGGACGTTGCATAATCCTCATACCTATCTGACCTACAAAGTTATCTTTTAAACTATCAACTAATTCATCACTTGAATAATATCTCTTATTCTTAATATTAGGGTCCATGATGTTTACAAACATATGCTTTGACCTTTCAAAACTCTTTTGAGCAACAGGCAGATAAAAATCATCACGCCATTTAGAATATTCATCAAACTTATGCCATGATTGATTTTCTTCTTTTTCACCACCTTCGTTATATCTTTCTGTAGAGAAATATGGTGGACTTGTAAATGCACAATCTATATTGTCAATTTTATCCCATGGTAAATCTTCAGCACCACAGTTATAGATAGTTACCTTTTTAGGTTTAGATAAGAAACTATTATATGTTTCTACTTGTTTTAAATATTGTTTGTAAGTATTAGGGTTAGGATCACAACCGATATATTCTTCAGCGTCACTAGTAAAGAAACCTGCAAGTCTATCGCCCCAACCACATGATGTATCTAATACTTTTTTAGCATTTGTCATCTGATAGATTGTCTTTGCTACATTTGGTTTAAATTGTGTTGCGATATATGTACCTAATCTAAACGCTGACATGTAACTCTTATCATCTAATCTACCACCTCTTAATTCTATTTTGTTATCTACTTCAACAGGTTTCATACCATTGATACCACGCCATATAGGACCTAGACAACGCCATATATCTTTCGCTGTACCATTCTCCCATACATCTATTGGTGCTTTAAAACCAAAACTACCACAATTCAATCTTAAATGTTGATGAAAGTAATTTGATATGTCATTGAAATTAGATGGTGCGTCTATGATACCTAGACCATGGTCTTTAAAATTATATTTGTAATCATCATACTTTTCTTTTACATTTTTTTCTAATAGTTCTACAGGTTTTACAAACTCCCATACATCTTGTTTCTGTAAAGATTTAAATGCTTGACGCATTGCCTCGTATGAAATCTCCTTTAGAGGAAACTTTGGTCTATTGTCTGCAATATATTGTGCCAAATCTTCTCTAAACTTTTCTTTACCTATTTCATTTGTAATGGTCTCAAACGTTTGTTGATCCATTATAGGTAATTTGTTTTCGTCAGCGTAATTACTTAATGTCATATTCAAAATTTTGTGTTTCTTCGTTTATATGTATTTGTTTTGCACCGTTTCTAATATGAAAGTGTGTTGCCATTGGTGTAAGTGGTGATAGAGTTACTAGTCTTTCTATTTTATTTTTATTTGCCCACTCGCCTAGTTTTCTTACTATCTCTTTACCTGCACCTCTTTTACGAGACCATACCGTATATGCAATAGCAATCTTACCATCTTTTACTCTGGACATATAATCCATTTCTCTTACGGTATATGGTACTTCAGGACAAAATGCAACGCAAATAATTGCTTCTATTTCATTTTCAAATTTTAATCCGAATATTTTTCTATCGTGTGTAATTCTAAAACCTAAAGTTAATTCAGGTCTAACAGGATCCTCAGATACATCTATGTTGTCAAGTTCTACTAACTCGGTACCTTTGACCCATTTAAAGAAATCGTTTACACTATCTTTTAATATCTTCATTGTTCCATTTCTTTAATAACCAATATATAAAACTATATATCAGTATAACATATACTATTGCTAATGTCAATTCTAACATGGTAACGTTGATTTCTCAACTCTCCTTTCTATATCTTTAATATAATCCTTTGTTTTTTCTATTAAATAATACTTACGATTCTCTAACATAGCTGCCTCACCTGTAGTACCTGTACCTGCAAATGGGTCTAATACAAGACCGTTTTCAGGTGTAACTAATCGCACTAGGTACTTCATTAAGTCTAATGGTTTTACTGTAGGGTGTTCAGTATCTCCTTTTTCTTTTTTATTTGCCTTAGCACAATAAAAGAAATCTGCCCAATCAGTATCTAAACCACTATGAATAATATTTGCAGGCCATCTACCTTTTACTATTGTTCCTTTGTAATCTTCTTTTAAACCTAACTGATATACTGCTTTCTTATTCATTGCTTCTTTACGAACATTTTTACTTGTATCAAATACTTCATCACCAACTCTACACTCATCTAAATTTAATGGTGGATTTATACCTTTTCTTGCCATAACAATAGGTTCGTGTGCTGGTTTTAATAAGTTTCTTCTTTTAGGAAACCCACTACCATATATCCAGTTTATCATATCAAAGATTTCAAACCCAGCGTCTTCTATTGCAACAGCCATTCTATGATAATTTCTAGTGGCTGCAAATGCTAATAATACTGCACCTGGTTTTAAAGTTCTATACACTTCTTGCCAGAAGTCTTTTTGAAATGCTATGTCGCCACCATCCCATTCTTTACCCATAAAGCCTTTTGATAGTCTTTGAAATGAACCATCTTTACCATATTTAGCTTCTGTACTATTTGTAAACCTTTTAGCAATAGATTGTAAATGATATGGTGGATCAGTTACACAAGAATCAAATACATTCTCATCTAAAGTTTTTAGATGTTCTATGCTGTCGGCGTTGATAATTTTATTAGTGTCCATAATAATAATATAATAATTAAAAATGTTGTTGTTCTTATATTTGTCATTGCAAAACGTTGACCTGCTTGAAAAGCAATGAATACAGTTAAATATAATAATAGTAATACATCTATCATACTAAAAAACTTTCTAATGTTGCACCTGTATTTCTTTTAACATTATCTTTATTGTATTCTACTTCTTTTGTTAGTTTAAATGGCATTACACTTGTTAATGTGTATGATGTATCTTTAGGTCTTTTAATTTTCCATACTAAATCTTTATCTTTTGGATAGTTTAAATTCCAATCTACGGTACTATGTTTTAAAAATTTTCTCATCTTTTTATTCATAGGTAAAATATATCTAAATTGTTTGCCTTTTACTCTACTTAATTTTAATTCTTTTAATTGTTTTGGGTTAGGACGACTACCATATTTGTAGTTATGTGTATTAGGTAATTGACTTTGTATAGTTCTAGGATGCACCTTTTCACCTTTCTCGGTAACGTATGTATCTGTCCATATAAACCCACCATATAAAAAGTTAAATGCTTGATATACATAACCTGGTTTGCCAACAAGACCATCTGCCCAAGTAAATAGAAATTTAATTTTAGTATTTTCTTTTAACCAACTTAATACTTTTGATAGCATTTGTGTTTCGCTATTTTTGCCCATACTATCGTCCATGCACATCTTACCTATCTCGTAATAATCTGTAGTATCTAATGTCGGAAATAGTTTTTGTATTGTATGTTTAGGTCTTGTACCCCAACCAAAGGTTACAACTCCTTGTAGTATATCATCAACATAATATCCACAATAGTGTTTAGTTAGTTTAGGCATAACAGGAGAGTAGTGCCTTGACATAATAAATTCCGTTGCAACGTATTTTGTAATTTCTTTTATCATTTGTAAATATCATTCTTAATTAAATATGCCCACATATCTGCCTCAAAGTGAGTTACAATAAAGTCAGGATTTTTAGGTTCTTCAAACATTTTATTTGTATCTTCATATCTACCTACTTTAATTGTATTCATCCATATTTTATAATCAGCATTAAATTCTTTTCTTGTATATTCCGTTGGGCAAACAAAATCTGCAATTACTTTTCTATTTTCATTAACTGCTTTATCAGCAAGTATTTTTAATCTTATTGATTGTTTTAATCTGCCTTGTTCGGAAAAATCCCAATCATTAAGTTCTTTTCTTATTTTGTCTCCGTTAAGATGTACAGCATTAAACATAGGCACTAACAATTTTGCTAGTGTTGTTTTACCTGAACCTGGTAATCCAAATATTAATATTTTCATCCAAAGAAAGCCTCTAGTGTTGCCTCACGTTCTAACTTCCACCCTATCGAGTCAAGTATGAAACGTAAAGGATCAGTAAATGTTTTTTCAAATTGTGTATCGTAATCTACGTACTTGTGTAATTCAAACTCATATGGTATCTTTGTAGAGAAAGAAATAACTGTATCTTTAATTGTGTTTGGTTGTTTTAACATTAAAAATTTTATCTTATCACCATCTTTAATAAGAGGATATTTCATACCTAGTCTGTGCTTATTGATATGGTGATTATATATCAATGCACCTTTAACATGTATAGGTGTGCCTTTCTTATAGATTGAATTGCTGTCAATATATTTGTTGACATTATTACAACTTCTAGGAAAGGCAACCTCCTCTGGCGAGAGTTCTTTAAATACTTCTTTGAAATCGTTTACAAATTTTATTAGAGCGTCTTCGCTGTCATTCATAATTACACGAATAGCATCCTTAATCTTACCTCTACAGACTTCAGGTGTAGA